CTTGTCAGGCGCGAGATTGATCTTGAACAGCCGCAGGCCATGAATGAACTCGTCAAGGTTCAGCGCCGGGTCGGAACCCACCTGCGATAGTGCATCGCCGTACTTGGCCTTGAGCGTGACCTCGGTCTTGTCGAACGTGCCATCGCCCTTGTCGGCCCAGACCTCGAACGTCTTGCCCTCGAACTGCGCGTCAATAAGTTCTGCTGCGGATGCCGCCGTGCTGCGCTCTCCGAACTGGCTGTAGGTCAGCAGCTTCTTGTGGTTCTCATGCAGCTTCACCTCTTGGTCGTTCTTGTCGTAAGCCTGCAGGCGAAGCTCGAACGCCTTGTCGCGGATGACCGGGACGTAGCCACCAGCCATGGTGCGCTTGGCGCGCTCCTCCTCGACGCCGAGGTTCACATCCTCAAGGACGATGCGCTTCACCTCGTTCTGGAACAGGAACGTCAAGTCGCCGTCCGGCACCTTGCGGTTGGCACGGAACTCCTTGAGGTTGTCCATGAAGTCGTCGGCAACCTTCTGCTTGTCGAAGAAGTCGCGCACGGCTTGGTCATTCTTGTCGTCGGCGCTGATGATGGCGCGGTTGACCGCCTCAAGGAAGCTGTCGGCGTCCGCCATCTCCTTGGTGCCGGGCTCAAGGTTGCCACGGTCATCGACGGTGTAACCAGCCGTGTAGATTTCTTTGTATTTGTTGAACGTGCGCTTTACGAGTTTGTCGGCCTCATCGCCCACCTTGCTGTTCTTGAGGAAGCGGCGGACAGCTTTCTTCGACACGCCCTCGGTCTGCAGGAAGTTGGCGTACTTGGCCTTGAGCAACTCCATCTCAACGTCAGCCACGGTGCGGCGAGACAGCACGTAATCATCGTACTGGTCTTGGGTCAGTTCGGGGTAGCCCTTGAACTTCTCCTTGCGCTTCTCCATCGCGCCGTCTTTGTTCATCACCTCGCGGGTGTACTCGACGCCGTTCTTCATCTCATCGAAGGACAGGATGCCCTTCTTGATGAACTCATCGACGGCAGTGATGTTCTGTTCGAGATCACCAGTGGTGGGGTTCAGCTTGAATAGCTGGGTGCTGCGGTCCTTGGGATCGAAGGGTTCCTGCAGCAAGCGGTAGACCGACACGGCGCGGCCTTCCAGCAACATACGGCTGACAGCGGCGCGATGCGCCTCGCTCTTGAACAGCAGCTTTTCCAGCTTAGCGTTGTACTTGTTGTACACGTACTGTTCGTGCTGGCGGGTTTCGTCCAGCAGTTTCTCGAACGCATAGAGGCCGGGGTTGCGCAGCGCCTGATAGTTGGAGAGGCTGAACACCGCCGTCTTGAAGCTGTCCCACGAACCAAGTGCGTCTGCAAGGGTGCGCCCTGCGTCCTTGAGGTTCATGGGGATGGCCGCGCTGTGGCGCAGCATGTCGGCCACCATCTCGTTCTGGCTGGCGGTATCCACTTGGGCGAAGCGTCCGACCTGTGCGTTCTCCACGCCCCACATGCGGTGCATGACCGACGAGGAAGTGAACACTCCGGTCTTCTCTCCGGTCTTCACGTACCGCTTAGACTGGCTCAGGATATAGCGCATGGCCTCGTCACCGAACTGGATACCCACCCGGTTGAGAGCGCCTTTGACGCCGTTCCACACGCGCCGCACCAGACTGGTATGAAGCTGCGCTGCGTAGTCAGAAAGATATTCCTCTACGGCTTCCGCCTTGCTCAGCCCGCGTATCTGCATGGCCGCGTCGACAGCCGCAGTCAGTCGACTGTCGGTGTCGTAGAGGCTGGTCATAATCTTGTTGAAGTCGCCCTTGTCCATCAGGCCGCGCAGACCGAAGTGGCCCAGCGTTTCGTGCGCCAGCACGAAGGCGAGGTGCTGCTCGCTGCCGATGCGGTCAGAGAATATGACGACGATATCGCCCATGGAGTAACCGGACGCCATAACGGTATCGAAGTCGCCGGGGCGACCAGCCGCCAGCTTCTTGTGCAGGTCCGGGTTCTGCGCCTTGAGGTCGGCCTGATCCTTGTACACGTACACGGTGGGCTTCATCGACAGCTTGGAAACAAACTTGCCGATGCTGAGCCGCATCTTACCGACGTTGAACGTGGCGTCCGGCTTGTCCCACATGGTCGTGGAGAAGCGCCCATCGCTCTTGGGCACCACCTTGCCGTCCTTCATGTGGAAGAACTGCGGGCCACCCTTGATGTAGGCCGACAGCGGGATGTCGCCGTACTTGAAGTTCTTATCCTTGATGCGCTTCCACGCCGACACAAGGATACCCACCAACTTCTGAGTAAGCGTCACCTCCCCATTGTTGACTTGCTCCATGGTGGTCGTGATGTTGTTGAAGTCGAGTTCCGTCTGGGTCACAGCGTCCTGCGTGGACCGCTCAAAGACCTTGAGTTCGGATGGGTCGATCTCGTTTTCGATGTACTCGGACGCAGCCGCTCGCGCCTTCTTCTCGGTCTTGCCGTCCTTGGCATAGCCGATCAGGGCAGACAGGCTGTCCTCGTACTCCACGCTGCCGGGCTCGTTGGTGTTGACCGACTTGATGAGGTCTTCGACCTCGGCCATGTCATCCTGCTCGGAGAGTGCAGCGATCTCTGCGTCTTCCCGCTGGACGCGCGCAATACGCGCCTCAACTTCGGGGTCGACGAGCGGCTTGTTCTGGTCAACGAGAGCCAGTGCGGTCTTGGCACGCTCCTTGGCTTCCCGTGCCATATAGTGATCGTGCTGCTTACCGAAGTGGTACTCAGCAACTTTGTAAGCGCGATCCCGGTCCTTGTCCTTGTAGTTCTCGGTGATGGTGTCGGCAATGTTGTCCCAATAAATCCACAGGGCGGTGTCGAGGTTTTCAAACTCGCTCCGCTGGTCGTAGGCTTCCTCGGTGTTCATAAGGACGATCTCTTTGACCGCCTGCTCGAACTCCTCGTCAGCGTCCGTGTCCTCTACCGCCTCAGCCTTTTGCGAAGGGGCGGCTGCGGCCCCTTCCGCTTTTGGGCTTGGAGCCTCCGGTGCCTTCGCCTCCTCTTTAGGCTTGAGCGAGAAGGTCTTCTCAGGCGAAGCCTTGCGCTCCTTGGGCGCGGGCTTCTCCTCGGCAACCGGAGCCGCTGCGGCTTCCTTGTTGCGTTCGATCATGCTGGACAGTTCGGGCGCGATGTCGTCCGCGCTCATGTCGCGGTCCTTGAACATCGGCTCGACTTCCTTGAGGTCGGCCTGTGTCAGCACACCAGCCTTGAGCGCCCGCGTGGCGATAGCCCGCAGCTTGCCCTTGCTCTCAAGGTTCATGCGCGCATCGTCCAGTTCCACGATGAACTTGTCATGGACCGGGTGCGTGCTGGTTTCTTCCGCGACCTTCTGGACGGCCTTGCCCTTCTGCAGCTTGGCCTGTGCGGCGGGAACCGCCACGGGTGCAGCGACCTTCGCCGCCAACTTGGTCTTGCCGACCGGGGCAGCGGGCGCGTCCGTGGTGACCGGCACCGTAGCCTTGGGAGCTACGACCTTGGGTGCCTTGCCCTTGGCCAGCTTCGCCTTGCCAGCGGGCGCTGGCGCAGACTGCTCGACCTTCTGCCCAAGCATTTGCTTAAGCGTAAGGGGGTTGCCCCCCTCGGCGCGAGCAGTCTGCGCGAGCGCAGATTGGCTGTTGGCCTCAGTGGTCTGTGTGCGGGCCTGCTGCTGCAACTGCTGCAGCCGGTTGAGCCCCGGAGTGGGCGGCGGCACGGCCCCCGGCAGATCACCAGCGGCGACCTGCGACAGGGCAGAACCGTACTGGTCCGGCCCCGGCATGTTCATAACCGGGGGAAGCTGGGGCGGCACGGGGGTCGGCGCGGTGGAGCCAGTGATCTGCAGCGGCGGCTGCGCACCGGGGTCTTGGCCCTGATAGATCGTGCTGGCGCTCGGCAACATATTTACAGGCGGCTGACCGGGGAGGGGCGACATGGGTGTCGCGGGGGCTCCCATGGGGATGGGGCCAGCCGGGTTCAGCGCAGCATCGTCTGCCGGGTTGCCAGTGTAGTAGGAGCCTTGGTTGCCGCTGAACGGCGAACCGGACATGGTGGTGCCACCCAGTGAAGGCTGTGCCGGGGTGGGTCCACCCAGCAGAGGCACAGAACCGTCAGGCACTTTCAAGCCGCTGGGCGGCGTGGGCGGGATGATCTCGCCGCTGAGGATGGTGTTGCCGCTCTGGTCAGCGGGCTGCAGCCCACCAGCAAGGAGATTGTGCGGCTTGCCCGTATTGAGGTTGGAACCTGCGCCGACAAAGCCGCCGATGGCAGCACCGGCTGCGAATGCGTTCAGCATCCGCGACACGCCCTCTGGGCTGTTGAGGTCGACCTCGGCGTTCATGCCGATGCCGAGGCTCTCCTGCCCCAGTTCGGTGGAACCTTCCAGTGCACCACCAGCGGCTACGCCCGTGCCGATACGCTTGGCGATCTCGCCGGTCTTGCCCAGTGTGGACATGCCGGTGAGCGACTTGGTGCTGGCACCAAAACCCTTGAAGATGCGGGCAGCAGCGATGAACTCGGGCAGGGTCTCCAGCGCGGCGTAGGGAACGCCAGCAAGCGCGGCCATGCCGCGAGACGGATCACCGCCCTCGACGCTCTCACCGTACATATCGGCTACGCCAGTGGCATAGTTCTGCGCACCAGTGGCGATGGCTGCGCCGCCGACCTTGGCTTGGGCGAGACCGCCTGCGGCGATCTTGCTGGTACCGGCGTCTACAATATCTTTGGCTGCGTTGACCGCCTGCTGCTTTCCGAACTGGGTTGTAACGCCAGCGGTGTCAGTAGTGAAAGTGCCGACCTTGGAAGCGATCTGCTGACGGGCAGCGGCGGTAAGACCAGCGGCCTCACGGAGCAGCTTCGTCTCGGCAGCGTCGAGGGCTTCACCAGCGGCGTACTTCTTGGCGGCAGCGAGAAGCGCCTGCTTGAACGCCTGCTTGCCGACCATGGCAGTGACGGCACCGCCTACGGCAGTGGCCGGGTTAGGACCGCCACCGGCTGCGCCGCCAGCTACAGCACCGATGGCTGCGGTGACCGCGCTCTCAACGATGTTCGGACCCTGCTGCGCAAGGTTGGCGATGAACCAATCCATGACGCCACGGTTCGGGTCGGAGCCGATCTCATCGAAGTTGCGCTGGTACGGCGCGTTCTTGGCGAGGTCGTCAAGCTGGCTCCTGACGACAGCCTGTCCGGTTTCCTCGGCACCGAGGAACTGCATGCCGTAGCCGCCCAGCATCTGCATGTTGTCGACGCCGATGCCGAAGTTCTTGGACGCCAGCGTGCCCATGCCGGGGTTCTTGATCTGCTCAATGTGCTGGCTGTAGGCGTCCATGTCGAGGGCTTCCCAGTCGCCAGCGGCGGCAGCCGGGGCGGGAGCCGGGGCCGCAGAAAGATATTGCTGGCTGTCGAGCGCACCCTGCGCGTCGTCGATAGTGAACAGCTTGCCGTTAGCCCAAATCTGGCCGGAGGACCGGCTGATGGCGAGGACCGGCCCGCGCGGGGCGCTGGGCGGCGGGGGTGCTGAAAGCTGCATGTTGCCAAGCTGAGACAGACTGCCGAGGGCGTTCTGGTTGGCGCGGGCGATGTCGAGGTTGGCAGGAGTAGCCAGCCCAGCAAGGCCGGTCTGCTGCGTGGTGCTCTGCGGACCACGGGCGTAATCCACGCCATAGTCAAGTTGCGTGAGGGGATCGTTTAGCCCAGCCATGTGTTCCCCTTACTGAACAGGTACGGAGTTGTCGCCGTTCAAGAGTACCGGCTTAAGTTTCGGATTACCAGAGGCATCAAGCATCGGGGAACCATCTACACCACGCACCGGCTGCATTGCGTAGATACGCGGCGAGCCGCCACCGGTCTTGGGCGTGACGATAACGTACGGGCCGTCTGCGCCTTCCGTCACGTTGACAGTGCTCTCAGGGTCCATGCGCTTGAGTTCAGCTTCCAGCATCTTCGTCGCGCGCTCGCGCAGGGCGACCGCCGTCTCCTTGGTGACGTTCTCGTTGGTCTTAAGCTGGCTCTTGAGGACTTCCATGCCGATCTCGTCCTGCTGCTTGAGCGCAGCAGACACCTGAGCCTGATACTGCTGGTCGTATTCCGACCGCAGTGCAGCAATGAAGGCGTCCTGCGTGACACCCTCGTAAGTCATCTGGCCGTTGTAGTACACGTTGTACTTGCCGTCCGAGCGCGGTTCGATACGCACCTTACCACCGGTGAGGCGGGACAGGGTCTGCGACACCCGGTTCACATCTCCACCCTGCAGGGCAGCGATGGACTTCATGTTGTCCATGAGGCGCAGGGCGGCGTCGACTTCCACGGCCTTACCGCGAATGGCGTTCATGCTCTCACGGTCACGGAACCGTACGGCTTCGGCATACTGGACTTCCAGCGTGTTGCGAAGCTGCTGTAGCTCGTACGCATCCGACTGGATTTTGGCGGGCTCGACCATGTACTGGCCGCTGTCAGGCAGCGCGGTCTGCTGCCCGGTGGGCGTGCGCATGATCTGCTGAGCGATGGTGCCCTGCCCCGGCGCGTTAATCCCGGCAAAATCCCCACGCGAGACGGCAGGGACCACATCGCCAGCGGACGAAGGCGGCGTTAGTCCGGGGGTACCTGCTGCAGCGGGTAGCGCGCTGGAAGGAGCAGGAGCAGCCGGGGCAGGACTAGGGTTGGCCGGTGCGGCAGGAGGAGCCGCAGCAGGTGCATCAGTCTTGAACGTGCCGTCCGTATTGAGCCCGGCGGGGAGGTCGCCAAGGGGCTGCACTGCGTCGGAATTGTACGCCCCGCCGTCTTCCGGGTAGCCGGAAAGGCCGAGATCGAAGCGGGCCTGCGCGGGCGAGCCAAGGGTAGGCTTCTGCGCGAGCGGGTCGGTGGCCTCGCCAGTAAACGGCTGCGGGCGGATACCGGAGAACTTCTGCTGCCAGAGAGCGGCGAACTCACCGGCAGTCATGTTGGTGTTGCCGCCATTGCGGATGATGGCCTGCTGAGCCTGCATGCGGTCGCCGCCGTATGCTTGCGCAAGGGCGTCGAGGGCCTTCATCTGCGGGTTACGGAGCAGCGCCAGCGCGCCACCAGCCCCTTGCTGATGGGCGAGATAGACTTCCCAGCCCTGCACTTCACGGCCAAGAGCGCCACGAAGTGCCGCTGCATTGCGGCCAGCCAGCTTGGCGGCGACCTGCGAGTTGATGCGCGGGTCCTTAAGCTGCTCTGGCGTGACGCCGAAGTCGGCTGCTACCTCGGGACCGATCTGGAACACACCAACATATTTACCGTCGCCGGTATTCGTGCCGCCGGAGCTTTCCAGCATCGACACGGTTTCCATGTAGTTGGGCGGCAGACCGACCTGCTGCTCCATGCGTGCCCACTCGGGCAGAAGCTGCGTGACAATATCTGTGGGGTTGGCAGCGGGAGCCGCCGGGGCGGGGGCGTTCAGTTCGGTCTGCAGTCCGGCGTTGGGCGCAATAGGCGCGCCGGGAACCGGGACGTTGACCATGGGCATGGGGCCGAGGCCCGGCCCCTGCGGGCGTGCAATCGGGCCGAGACTACCGGGAGTAGCCCCCCATGCGTCTTGAATGCGCTGATGCTCATCAGCCAGCCAGCCATGCGTCTGCGCGCGGCGCGCTTCGGCGGCGGCGTTCTCGACCATACGCTGCTTGGCTTCTTTCTGGTTAAGAAGCGCAGTGTTCTGGTCGATGGCGGCGTTCATGCCCTCGTTGTAGGAGCCGAGCCAGTCAGGCGTCTCAGCAGACACACCGCCGAGGATTGCGCCACCATTATAGTTTTGCGTGGTCATCTAGCCCCCTAGGCGAAGGAACCGAACAAGCCACCAACGGCCTTGCTCATCTGCTCGTCGTAGTCGTTTCGGCGCGCGTAAAGATCGTTGTATGTCGGGAGCGCGAGGCCCGCGTAACCGGAGGGGGCAACATCGGGGAGCATGGATGCGCCCATCTTGCGGACAGCCGCCGACTGCACATAGTCAGATGCGATGCCGCCAGTACCCAGCTTGGTGCCTTCGATGGCGATCTTGCGCTCGTTGGCTTCCTGCAGACCAGCGGGCATGCCGCGCTGTGCTTCGGACATCTGGGCGTCAGACGAGAGACGAGCGTTAGCGTACGCCTGTTCGGGGTTGGGCGTGCCCATCTGCATGATCTTGCGGGCTTCCTCAACCTGCCGCTCGAACAGGGCGCGGTTCGTCGCCGCCATCTGGGCAGCGTCAGCAAGCTGGGCTTTTTCTTCCTTGGTGAGTTCCGTCATGTCCTTGTTGAACATGACCATGGCCAACTGGCCGAGAGCGCCGATGGCCTTCGGGTTGGCAGCAAGCGTGCTGGCCAGTGAGGAGATGTTGATGCCACCCGCAGCGGCGGCAGCACCGGAAGCGCCAGTAGCCGCAAGACCAGTGGCAGCTTCAACGCCGGTAGCAGCACCAATGTCAATGATGCCGCCCGTGGCCGGGACAGCGGCGGATGCAGCAGGACCACCAAACATCCCACCAAGACCGGCTGCAGCGCCAGCGTAACCGCCAAGACCGCCGAGGGCGGCACCCAGAAGCGGGCTCTGTCCAGTTACAGCGGCGGCACCAGCGCCGAGGCCAGCGCCAATAAGACCGGACCCTAGACTACCCCCTAGGAATGTGGCTACGCCGGGGGCGACACTCGACAGGAACGCGCTGCCAGCAAGCAGGCCACCGATCATAGGAGCGGCAAACGGGATCGCCACAGCGGCGGCTACGCCGACGATGGTCTTCCAGTTCTTCTTGACGAACTTGCCAACGCCCTTGGCAGCTTTCTTGATGGTGTTCCAGAGACCCATTGCGACCCTCGACTTAGCTCATGTTATCCGGTTTTGTCTGCTCTGTATAGCTTTGTACGAGCTTGTCGAAAAACTCTGTGCCCTTAGCCCGAACGACATGGGACGGTATAACATATTCCCCTTCGTGTGCATTGATCGGGATCGAGCCGTCAGGGTTCGGACTTTGCGCCGGTAGCGACCCGCCGGTAGCCATGGACGCCATGGGTGGCTGGCCGTTCGACATAGGCATGGATTGGTCGCCGCCGGGGGCGGCAGGTGCAGTCTGTTGAAGCCCGCCCCCGGCGACTGTCGGTGCCGGTCCTGCCGGTGCCGATTGCATGATTTGCCCAAGCAATAGGAAGATGAACATGGTGCCCTGATCGAACTCATCGGGCAGTTCGTCTTCGCCAATACCGATCTGGGCAGATACCGACTGCCTCAGTTGAGGATACATCTCCGGGTTTTGGAGAGCCACCTTCGCCATATTGGTGAGGATTTGCAACTGATCCATGGTGATATCGCCCTCAGACAGTGCTTCTTCGACGGCTTCACGGATTTGAGCGACCTGCTGGGGGTTCTGCTGGACAAAGCGGCGTGCCTCAAGCTCCATCTGCTGGGGTCCCATGCCACCGGAGGAGGGGCCGGATAGGCCGGGCATACCGGGGATGTTGGGGCGGATAGGCTGACCGCCGGGACCGACCATGCCGCCGAGGGCAAAGGACGGCATCAGCGCCGCAGGATCACCGGTAAGGGGGTTGTTCTCCTGCGGCTGGCCGGACGGAGCCTGCACGGGAGACATCATGGTTGTCATGTTGAGCAAGCTGGCAAGCGCGGGTGATACTTCGGCCATGGTTAGCTCCTCAACTGCTTAATCAACTGGTTCACTGTGTCGCGCAGCGCAGCAACGTCAATGGCAAGCTGCTGCATATCACGCAAGGCTTTAGTGTAGTCCTCCAGCAGGGGTACGTCCACGTTGCCCACTGTCGCCCCCGTAGCGCGAGCAGACAGCCCACGGAAATCTCCGCTCACCTGATTGACAGTAAGGGACCCGGATGTGATGGCCGCACTTGCGCCATCGCTTTCCCCGCGCTGGCCGGTGAGAAGCTCGACGTTCTCCTTCAACGCCAGCAGGATGCGGACGGTGGTGTTGTCCATCTCGAACGGAACAGAAGGGATACCGATAAAGCGGGTCATACTGTCTGCAATCCCAACGGTGTGTCTGCAAGATGCACGGAGCGGACGCGAACAGGGCTGAGCACCTCAACCTCATACGTATCGCTCTTGTACCCAGCGGGCAATCTGAATATGCCACTGTCGGTGCGCTCGGTTGTGAATATTAGCTGCTTGTTAGCGTACAGGTTGAACGTGACAGACACGCCGCCGTTCCACTGCACATTGCAGGTGTTCCAAGTTTCTGTGATGTTTTCCCACAGCGGGCTCTCGCTCTCGCCATCGTAGTCGGCCACGACCTTGGCTGCGCCGAGGTTGACATACAGCGGAGTGACAAACACCTTCGACTTCCAGCGCAGGGTCATAGCCCCCTGCGCGCGGTCGTCCCACTGGTAGATGTCGCCGTTAGTGCCGCTCACCGCGTACAAGCGGTTGGTGACCGGGTCGTACCACGCCGAGGTGAACGTGAAGTCGAGGTCGACAAACGACATGCCGGTGCCGTCCGTGGTCTCAAGGCTCTCCAGCGTGAGCGCAGCCGTCTCGGCAGACCCGATGAAGTTGCCCTTGAACACGCTGCCCACAATCTCGGTGGGGTCAATGGCGTCATTCCATGTGTCGCTGTGATGGACGATCTTGGTAAGCAGTTGCGTACCGCCCGTGCTGAACACGGCAAGTCCGTCGTGCGTAGACCATATCACACCGAAACTTGTTTGTGTGACAGAGGCTGCGCTTAGACACGGATACATTACCGCCATCTTCTGCGGCACCATGGTAGCCGGGCTGGAGCCCTCCACGATGTAGGGGTAGCCGGTGGTGAGCACCAGCAGCACGCCGCCGACATAGGCAAGCGCCACGATGTCATACTCGAACGAGCGCCGGTACTGGCTGGGCCAAGCATGGTACTGCCCCGGCTCCGACAGGTAGAGATCGTTGCCGACGAACCCGGCAAGGATGTTCGACTGAATAACGGTGAGCCCCTTGAGCCCTTCGGGCGGCTTCTCGTATTCGGTGGACTTGAGGATGTCGAGCAGGCTGCGGAAGTTGAAGTCGTCGGTGAACGTGAAGTTGCCAGCGTCACCCCAGTAGCGCGCCGTGTTCTCCTCCTTCTCCGACACATCGTAGTAGAGCGTGCCGATCACGTTGGCGACTGCAACATCGTCGCCGGTCTGCACGAACTCGAACTCGGTGGCATTGATCACGCGGGAGACGAGCACGCCCTCGGCATCGAACGTGGGGGCCGTGTCGCAGATCAGCTTGAAGCGGTCGCCCTTGATGAGGTTGTGGTACTGCGCCATCTTAACACGCACGGTGCCGCCAGTGCGGCTAAGCTGCGAGACGAGCGCAGGGAACCACAGGGTCTTGAGCAGGAAGAAGTCGCTATCGGTGGGCGACGACAGCGTGCGGTACAGGCGGACGCCAGCGATGTTGTTCTTGCCCGAAGGCTTGAAGTTCGGCAGGTCCGTGACGGTTACGATCTGTCCTTCGCGGATGTACACGGGCTCAGTCGGGTCGGAGCCGATGCTCTCCTCGCGCCACGGTGTAAACCAAGTGTACAGATATGCGCGGCCCTGAACCTGATCGCCAAGGTCGATCTTACCTACTACGAGATAGATATCGGCATCACCGCTGGTTGTCTCGCTGACCGGCAAGATCACTGTGAAGGTATTTGCTCCGGTGACAGTCACCGGGTACGCGCCAGTGGTGGCGGTGCCAGAGGTGACACGAAGATAGACGACATCACCGGAAGCCAAGCCGTGCGCCGTGCAAGTGACGGTCGCCGTGGCCGAAGCCACCTGCGTGTACTCGCCGTACTTGATGACGGTCGTCTGCGCGACTTCTGGGCCGGGAGCGAAGTACGAGATCGTGGTGTCGTCTATGACGACAACCTCAGTGATCGTGTTGAAGTCGCGGATGTCAAACCGCATGTTGCCACTGGTGGAACCAGACGCAGTGTCGCTGCAGGTGAACGTGTTGGTGCCGGTCACCGTGACCGTGTAGATGTTGGTCGTGGCCGTGCCGGACGTAAACTCGATGTACACGTTGGAGCCCGACGACAGCCCGTGATCAGTAAGCGTCACCGTGATAGTCGTGCCCGACCGGCTGTAGGTACCGGTGCGGTAGTCAAATCCAGACACAGTGATGACTGCGCCCGACTTCAAATTGTGACTGTCGAACGTGGTGAGCGTGACGAAGTTGGACGCATCACGCGCGAAGGACAGCGCAGTGACGGACGTAAATTCCGTGGGCGTTATGGTCGGCTTCGTAGTCGGAAGCGGGAGCCCAAGCTCGTAGTAGTCGACAGGGTAAGGACCGGCGCTGTTGCCGGTGGCGAGAGCATACGTGCTGACTTTCGGCACGCCGTCGCCAGCATAGTAGAAGCGGTGCTCCTCAAGCTCGTCGGTAGCCGGGGTTACGATGTCGACCTTGTCGGAGAACGACAGCCACTTGGGATCGTCGTTGGCACCTTGACGCAGACCGTAGATCGTCCTGATCGTGCCGGTACGCTTGGTGTTGGCCACGATGAGGGGCTGCGGATACGGAATGAGGTCACCAGAATACAGCTTCGCATTCCGCGCAACCTGCGCAGATGTGTCGGACAGAAGCTCTGGGCTATTGCGCGGAGCCGTCCCGAGAAACTTGGTGATCTTGAGCGCCGTCATGTCTTGATAATGGAGTTCATCACAAGGGTTGGCTGGACGTTGTTGTGAGCTTGGTTACCACCAGCGCCACCGATCTGCTGACCCTGCGCGCCGCTGGGCGTGCCGGTGTAGGCGGGGCGAACACCTGTGGAGTTAGTAGAGTGCGGGAAGCCGCCGGTCGACTTCGACTGGAACGTAGTCTGCGTGGTGTAGGTGCTGAACCACGGGTGGCCGTGGAGCGGCATCTGGGCAGTCGTGAGCGCGTGGGTTTCCAAGCCGCCAGCAGAGCCGAGGGTAAGACCGTCCACACCACCGGAGGTGCCGGTCAGACGGTTGGCGGCAGTGCCGCCCATGTCGTCCTTGCCAGCCGCTACGCGCCCGCGCATGTCAGGCAGGTTGAACGTGGTGGAGCCGTTGCCTGCACCGTACGTGGTGCCGATGGCTGTAAAGAGCGTGGCATAGGTGGTCCGGCTAACCGCCGCACCATCACACAGCAGCCAGCCAACAGGTGCGGTGGCACCAGCGAACGAGATCACGGACCCGGCGGGGAACGTGGCGAAGCTGTTGATCTGGGTCTGGATGTTGGAGGTGACACCGGCCAGACGGTTGATTTCCGCCGTGGTGACGGTGACGCCAGCGAGCTTGTTGATCTCTGCCGTGGTGGCAGTGACACCGGTCAGCTTGTTCAGTTCTGCAGTCGTCAGCGTGGCACCGGCCAGCTTGTTCAGTTCTGCAGTCGACGCGGTGAGGCCGGACAGCTTGTTGATGTCCGAGGGGGTGGCAGTAACACCGGACAGCTTGTTCAGTTCGGCGGTGGTCGCGTTGAGGCCGACCAGCTTGTTGATGTCGTTTGCCGAAGCGGTAACACCGTCGAGGATGTTCAGTTCGGAGGTAGTGATGATCGCGCCGTCGAGCAGGTTAAGCTCTGCGGTGGTGGACGTAATACCGTCGAGGACGTTCAGTTCGGAAGCGGTGGCCGTTACGCCGAACGAGACCAGTGTGACGGAGGTAAGGTTGGTCGTCACCGCGTCCAGCACGGACTGCGCAGTGACGCGAAGCTCTACGCGAGAACCGGCATTGAACGACTTCGCCGTGGTGTCTTCGCGCGCACGGATGATGGTGAACAGGTTGCCCGTGCGGGCCGTGACCTGCACGATTTCCATGTTGTTGTCGACATCAAGCAGCGTGCAATAGAAATAGTCGTTTGCACCCAGTACCGGGAACAGATCACCGTCGCCAGAAGTCACCGTCAAGGAGGTGGCGTTGTTGGTGATATCGGCGGCAAGAAGGGAGAACGCGTTGTTAGAAAGTTTGATAGCCACCTAAACCCCCTAAGCCAAAGGCACCATGCGCACGGTGAGAGACGAGCGCGAGTTGTTGAGATTGGCCCGAGCGCGGCGCTCGTTGACCAGCGAAAGATACTGCCGAGCGTGGTAGCTGGCCAGCGTGTTGTCGTTCCACACGACCTTCGGCATTACGAGAAGCTGCTGCAGTGCACCATGCGTGATGACCTGCTCAAGCTCGTCCATCGCGGTCTCGTCCATACCCGAAGCGTTGCGGGTCGGCTTGAGCGCGTAGAAAAGCCGCATGGTGTAGACTTGGTCGTCCGGCATAGGCAGGACAACATATTTGTCTGGGCTGATCTGCGTGATGGTGCTCGGCGTGCTGCCACCAGCGGTAGCCTCAGCCGGGATCGTGATGCTGGTGTCGCCGTTGTATAGAAGCTCGTTGTACTCCTCGGAGTTGAGGCTCTCCGGGGCGGTCAGCGCCCAAAGCTCCTCACCCGACAGGCCGTTGAACCGGTCGGCCCACTGCGGATACTTGTCCAGTGCTTCTTCCAGCGGGAGACGTTCAAGCGGGCGGTTATTGCACAGCGCGCGGAACACGACATGAACAGCCGTCTCGTTGGGCTTGCGGAAGAAGTTCTCATGCGACCCCGGCTGGAGCGGGTAGGTCGGCTCGGCGTATCGCCACAGCAGTGAGGTCTCGCAGGCGCGGATGGCCGCGTCACGGATATGCTTGATGATGAGCGGCTGCGGAGCGCCCGGCACCGAGGGGGATACCAGCGGCACCAGTGCGGCGAAGTTCTTGACGGCCATTAGAATACCTCGCCAAGTTGGTCGACAGCGGCGGACGGCCTGAGCCCCGACTGCTTGGTATCGGTGAGCGCACGGTTCTGCAGCGACACACCAAGCTGCTGGGTGAAGCTGTCGAGGAATATCTTTGTACGCCCCTGATTGACATGCTCATCGTCAATGGACGAAGCGAGGAACATCACGCCATCCACCAGAGCGCCGAAGAACATTTCCGGCGGCTGCGGGATTTCCTCGTCCAGTGTCACATCGTCCGGCGACTTAGAGTACTCACCGACGATAGTGATCCCGGTAGCTGGGGCTGGATACAGAAAGAAACGGGTGGGGTTGCGGACATGCCGCACAAAGTTGACCGGCGTACCGCGCTCAGTCATCCAACCGGGGGTGTGCCTGCTCAGCGTCTCGCGGTCGACCTCAGTGATCGTGTCACCCTCCTTGACTTGGAAGATGTCGATGAGCCGGTGCGCGCCAGCGGGGAGTTCCTGCATGGCAGAGTTGGCAACGACGATGATATCCCCGACCTCACCAAAGAGATCGGGGCGTAGCACCGCAGTCCGCTTGAGGGTCTGGTTCACATAGCCAAGCAGCATCGTATCGCTGTAGCGGTACGGGATAACCGTATCGTTGAGCAACCGGCGGCACTCGACCATGATCTCAGACGGTGTCACTTAGCGCGTTTCCTCGTACGGACAGTCACTTCGGCATTGAGTTCCTCGTTGGTAGGAGCGGGCTCCTCGGGGATGTCTGCCGTGAACAGTCCAAGCTGCTCGGTACCCTTCTCCTTGATCTCGGCAATCTTGGCCGACACCGCAGGAGGAGCGTACTTCTCGGGGAACAAGTCTTCATCCGAAATCTCATAGAGCTTCGGATGCCGGGCAAGCTGCTGGTTCCAGTCATAGACTGAACCGTCCTCCCGGTGCTTGAGCCACATCTTCATGGTCAGCAACCGGGCATCTTCTTGGCACCCTTGCGGGGAGCCTTGGTGGACGAGATGGACTTAAGTCCACCCTTGTTGCCGGGCTGCTTGGCTCCACCAGAGGTGCCGCCTTTGACTACTTTCTTCATGCGTATTCTCCTGTTAACGCTTCTCGGAACCGCCGCCGCCGAGGCCACCATTCTGGGAGCCACCGCCACGGCTGCTGCCGCCGCCTACACCGCCGCCCCTATTGCTGCCGCCAGTGGCGCTGCCATTACCGCCGCCGCCGCCGCCGCCGCCGAAGCCGCCGCCGAAGCCGCCGCGCGAGGGCTGCGAGCCCGAAGCAGGTTTGGTAACGGTCTTGCCAGTGGTCACGCCGCCCTTGCGAGCGCCGGGGCCAGCAGCGTCGTTCTTGGCATTGTACGTGCCACGGCTGACGCCACCGTTCTGTGCAGCGTTGACGCCAGTGCTGTTGTTGTCGCTCATGCCGCCGCGATTGGTCGGACCAGTAGGCGTGTTGCCGCCGCTGGAGGAGTTACCGCCGGGCGAAAACGGCTTGGCCTTGATGACGTTGACCACGCTCGGAATTTTGCGCGGAACGGGCGGCTTGGGGGGCACAACTGCGGCAGGCACCGGCTTACGCGCCGGGGGCACGTACGTGCGCGGAATGTTCTTGGTCGGAGTGGTCGTCTTCGGCGGGTTGTTAATCCGCTGATTGTTAGCGATCTCCTTGTCGTACGGGTTCTTAGCCCCGCTTGAATAATCAGACTTCTGCCCGCCGCCGGGGCCTTGATAACCGGACCCGTCACTTTTGTTCTGCGTAGATTTACCCATAGTCGTGCTCCTTATCAGGCGTTGGTTCCGCCAAGAACGGTGTAATTTAACGTCAACGCCTCACCAAGGACACCAGCCGTGAGGTTGGCAATTTGGATGCGGCACGAACCAGATACTACCGCAGTTACGGACACAACGTAAGCGTCCACTGTAGCGCCACTGGCAATATTCACGATCACCGTGCTGAACGCACCGATGGTGCTGTTGGTGAACGTGAAGCTGACACGCGTGTCACCAGACAAGCTGGCCGCGTCGGTTATGATCTGCCCGCATGGCTTGTCGAGCGTGACGCCCGTAGACTTACTTGTAGCCTGCGTGACCGAACCACCGGTGCCTGTGATGACACCGTAGCCCAGAGTGGAAGACGCCAAGAGCGAGCCGCCCGTAACGGCAACAGTGCTGGCATTCTGTGTGGCCATCGAACCGAGGCCGAGGTTGGTGCGCGCGTCTGCCGCCGTCGAGGCACCTGTGCCGCCGTCAGCAATAGCGAGGTCGGTGATGCCAGCGATGGTGCCGCCGGTAAGCTGCGCAGCCGAGATGACGACTTTACCCGTACCGTTGGGGGTCAGGTTGAGGTCGCCGTTGGCGTTGAGCGTGGAGATGGTGTTGCCGTCAAGGCGGATGTTCTCGACTGCCGCCGAGGTCGTGCCGAGGCTGAGGGCGGTGGCTGTGCCGGACGCCGTACGAACCAGTCGTTCGGTGGCGCTCACGCCGCCGTCGACATGGAGAATTTGCGTGTACGTGTCTTTTACACGCGAGCCGGTAAGCGAAGTAGGCATCTAACCCTCATTTAGAAAGGAGGGGGCCGAAGCCCCCACCCGTTACGAGGCCATGATGACCCAGTTCGTACCGTCGCTGACCAGATGAGCCCAAGCACCGGCAGTACCGGCGAGGATCGCCGTACCAGCAGTGGCAGAGTTCGCCGGGACTACGTTGGACGAAGCGGACACAACGGTCTGCGCAGCGATGGTCTTGATGACCACCTGCCGACCCGGAGCGGTGGAAGCCGCCGGGAAGGTCACGGTGATCGAACCCGCGCCGTTGCAGATGACGAAGTTTTCGTCAGCACCAAGAGTGAAGCTGGCGGTCTTCGTGACCGGAGCATCGTTCGTGTTGCGGATGCGCTGCAGGGTAGCGCGGCCACTGTTGATGGCCACATTGTCCTGTGCAACGCCGGAATACACACCCATGAGATTTCTCCTATGAAAGGGTAGGGGCCGAAGCCCCTACTGTTACGTCTCGTTGGGGATGGTACCAGCGTTGGTACCGGCGTCGATGGCAAGGATCGTCAGACGAACCTTGGCGGCATCCATGCTGTTCGAGTTCACCGTCATCACCAGCGAGGTGTCGGCGGCGAGGAAGGCCGCAGTCGTGGTGCCGAGCATGGTGCCCGCCGCCGCGTTGCAGTCCACATCGTTACCGAACAGCGTGAGCGAGCCGGTAATGCCGAGGTCGATGGTGCCAGCAGCACCCTCAGCGGTGAGCACGCGAGTGCTGCCACCGATGATGTAGGTGCCCTTCGGCAGGGTCGCCAGAACCAGCGTGTCGGTAGAGGCCAGTGCGGTAGCACCAGCAGCCACGCGGGCGGCAGCGATCTTGGCGAAGTCGATGACGTATTCGATCACCGAGAGGCGGTTGGTGTAGGAACCAGCAAGGGCGGCGCTGCCCTTGTTGATACCGAGGCTGTCCGTATAAGCAACCATGTGTCTGTGCTCCTATTAAGCGAAGGTGGCCACAGCCATGGACAGTGCTTCCGGCTTGACGACCTTGTAGCCGTAAACCTGCAGACCACGGATGATATCACCGAAGGTGGTTTCAGAACGAAGGGTCTCCATCTGCGTCATCTGCGACGCAAAGGTGAGGCCCATCTTGGTGCCAGCGATGAGGCTGTACTTGTTCGAGGACACATTGAGGTTGTGGCTCACGTACAGCGTGAAGCGGTCGATCATGCCGAGGCGACCGTTGCGGATGACAGACTGGCTGTCGCCGGAGATCGACGCGTCCTTGAGTTCCGACTTCTTGATCAGGTTCGCCATGCGAGCCGGGATGACGAGGAAGCGACCACCCTCGGGGCAGTTGGCTTCGTCCAGCACCGAACCCATGTCGACGATGAGGTCGATCACGGAAGTGGTGCCGCCTGCGCCGTCCTTGGTGATGGTGAGGGGAGAAGCCGAGGAGCCGAGGTTGAACGCGAGCGACTGGGCACCAGCGGCAGTTCCCTTGTTGAGGGCACCGATGTCCGGCAGCATGTCGGTGAGGACGCGCTGGTCGATCTTGATCTTCATCTGCTCGGACGCATCCTTCGCCCATTCGTCCATCAGCTTGATGTCCGTCTGAACGCGGTCGATGTCGTCCTCGACGCAGGAGAAGTACTCGCCCTTGTCGATGAGAAGCTGGATTTTCGGCTTGTCCGGGGTTTCCACGACAAGGTTCTGGCCCTTGACGTATTCGCGGATCGTGATGTTCGGCGTGCCACGGATGTTGACCGTGTCGCCGTACTGCTTGATCTCGCCTTCGTAGTCGGTGTTGGAGATAGCCGTGAGAACGGTGGCGTCGTAGAAGTTCTCAATCAGCTTGCCCGACCAGATTTCGGGGATGAAGTTGCCCGAATAGTTCGGGCGACCGGGGGCGGTGGGGAATGCCATTTAGAGGCTCCGTTTAACCAGTTGCGACAATGCGATTTTCGCGCTGTGCGGCGAAGATATCGCGTTCAAGACGGTCGCGCTCGGTCTCTCGGCCCTTGTAAACACCCTTCCGTACATCATCGAAGAACATAGCAATATCCTTCTGCGTGTACGTCTTGGCTTGGTTTGCCGCTGGCGGTGCCGCTGTGCGACCTCGACCGGGGGCAACCTGCTTCTCAAGCTGAGACTTTGCAGCGTCCCGAGGTTCTTGAGCAATGCTGTGGCCTTCGTTTCCCTTCCACGCGTTGAAGAACGCGGTGACACGGCGAACATCGAAGTTGCGCTGGGCGTTTTCGAGGTAGCTCTGGCGGGTGGTGCCCGTCAGGGGGTCTTCCTCTAGGAGCCAAGCGTGGAACTCCTTGCTCTGATTGATCTCTTTCCAGTTGGGTACAGCGACAGTCAAGTCTGACCAGAACGTCTGCTCCACAGTGCGGGCCTGCCGTTGGGCTACCTGCTCGACGCGCGGGATAATCTGCGCCCTGAGTTCGTTGATGGTCCGTTTAAGGTCCGCGAGCTCAGCCTGAGTAGTATGCGTCTCCTCCTTCGTCACGCGGCGCATGACTTCGATGGAGTCTCCATACTCATCAATATCTTTCTGTGTGATGAGCCTTTCCGTAGTGGCCGGTGTCTGGGCCGGTGCTGCCTTACTAGATAGAGACGAGAGCAGGTTTTCAAGCTGCTCAATCCGTGCCGTGAGGTCCTGCTTGTCAGCCCGAAGTCGGGCAGTGTCGGCGTTATACATTCCCTGTAGGGTCCGGTAACGCTGCTCAGCAGTATCATCAGCGGTGGTAGCCGGTCGCTTTTGCTCGTTAAGCGCGGCTTCGGGTGCAGGTTGGTCGGCACTGTCGGCTTCGTCGTTCGGAGGGGTTTCCCCGCCAGTGACAGCGCCTTCGGCACCATCATCTTCGGCGTTAGCTCCCTTGTAGAACTCGGAGATAGCCTCAGTCTGCTTTCTAAGCTGCTCAGGTAGGGCCATTAACAAACGCTCCTCTCGGTATGCGTACGGGTGTGTGTCGCTATCACTTGCGTGATTGTGCAGATAGTTCTCTTGCCGTATTAACAAGTTTACACAACTCTGTCAATACTTGGCACCGTCCTTGGGCTACGCCGACCGCATCGCGTGTCACGTTGGGTAGGCGCTCCAATTCACGGTTCTTCCACTCGTTGAACCAGAGGGCAAGCTCGGGGTACATCCCGATTGAGCGCGCCATCTGGTCGAGTACCTTTTGGTCCGGCTGGATCATGCCGCACCAGTCTGCTGGTTAGACACCGTGTTCGTACCGCCGGGGGGTGCCCCGCCGGGGTCGAGGGTCTGCGGTGCCGGTGCCTGACCGGGTATCTGGCCTTGCTGCTGTGCAACCATCTGTTGCTGCAGTGCAGCACGTTCCTGCGCCTTCTGCTTGAACGCCAAGTTCTCGCGGGACGGAACGACTTCATCGACCGGCATCTGCAGACCCTTGGCGATCTCGCGCAGGATGGCGGCGCGGCCATTGTTGCCGATGATGCCCATGTCGATCTCGTTGGCGGTGGCGTTGAGGAACTCGACGCGGCGGACGTTGGTGGTCTCCTTGACAGCGAGGTTGACAGCACCGCGCGGCACGACCTGCGCATCGCCCTTGATGCTCTCGTCCTCGTCGTAGCGCATGTTGAACACGAACTGGCGCTGGACGATAGGCTTCACCACATCGCCGTCGATGTGCATGACAACCTGCCGGATACCCTTGCCCGCTGAGCCCATGAGCATGGACAGGCCGGACGCCGTGCGGCCAGCGCCCTGCACATCCGTGTCGCCGTACAGGTAGGAGGGGATGCCAGAGTGGTCGTCGGCCAGACGGCTGAACTTCTCGTAGACCGCCATCAGCGAACTGGAGTTGTCTTCCGGCTGGTTGAACCGGATGGCGGGCGCGGAGCTACCCAGCGGATCGTTGAGGACCTGCCAGATTTTCCACGGGTGCATGGCCGTGATGTCTTCGTTCGGCGGAATGCGCTCAAGGTTGACTTCGACCTGCGGGCCGGACGCGATGCCCATGTTGTTGACAAGGGCGCGGGCGGCAGCGTTACAGACGTTCTGCAGGTCTTCGATAATCTCGGGGATCGACCGGCCCCAGAACGAGCCGGGGGTCTTGATGAACGAGGTCTTGCAGTACGGCTTCTCGCCCAGCGGGTCGTAGTTCAGCACCGCCTTGATGACGAGGTCGCCCACCATCCACACGTTGGCGTCGTATTCCTTGGCCTCGTCCGGCACTTCTTCCTCAGACATGCCCCAGTCGCGGAGCATCTTGCCTGACACTTTGCCCCAGAACTCAAGGGCGTCATAGACATCGGTGGGGCGGCGCTCGGTGTAGTACTTGCGCTCGGCGTCCTCACGCTGGTCATCGTAGGACATATACACCCACGATGTGCTGGGGCCGATCTCCAGCGCAGACCGCACCGCAGCCTCGTCGTAGCCCGGCACGCCGATAAGGTCGGCCAGCGACTGACGGCTAAGTTCGTGCCGCTCGAAAATGTAACCGTCGCTGATACGGGTAATGCCCGGCTCCGGGTAGATATCGAACGGGCTGACACGCTCGAACTCGGGAGCGATGCGCTCGCCCGGCTCGACTGTGGTCTTGCCTTCGGGGGTGGTGTTCCACTTGAGGTACCGCTGGCGGCGGACAATCGGTCCCTTGAGGAACGCTGCGGGGAACGTGGCCAGATCAGTGATGAACTCGTTGAAGGCGTCAGAGAAGCCGCCCTGCACGAACTGGTCTTCGATCTTGGTCTTCATGCGGTCGACGCGGTTCTGCGCCGCCTGCAGGAGCTTGAAGCGGAACTGCTGGGAGACAACCTCCTTGAGTTCCAACATCTCGCCGCGAGTGGGGGCTTGGCCGGTCTGCTGCATGGTGATGACCACCTGCTCGGCAAACGCAGCCTTGAGTTCCTCCATGTCGGGCGGCGACAGGTCAGGGATAGGGGTGGGCTGCAAGTCCCATGGCGGACTGCCGTTATCCATCAGGATGTCACGCAGCCAGCTTTCGGCAGCGCGGCACTTGATCTCGGTCAGCATCATGTAGACTTCGGAGCCGCCCTGCGCGCGGATGGCGTTCAGCTTGTCACCCTCGTACTCACCGTTGCGCTGCCGCATGGCCTTGAGCATGAGGTCTTCGATGGGGCGCTTCGACATCTGGGCAGCATCCCAACACGTACGAAGATGTGCGGCCAAGCCGAGCATCAGCGGGCTGTTCTGCCGCGCATCAAGCTCAGCCTGCTGGCGCTGCTTTTCCTGCTTGGTGATGTCGTCGTTACTGACCACGCGAAGGAGTGTGAGCCCAGCCATTATCTATTCTCCACGCACTTCTTGCGGAAATTATCCCATCGACCGCCACGGCGGGTGCATTCCGCCATCTGTGCTTCGATCTCGGGGGTGTTGCGGTTGATGACGTAGGCGAGGGCCGCAGAAAGAGCGGATATGAGGAACGGGCGCAGGGCCACAATAGCCCGCGCGGAGAACTCAACCCAGAAGGCCGGACGACGAGCATAGAGATACACCACGCAAAAGAGCGCGGCGAAGATCACTATGTACGCCGTCCAGTCTAGCCAAGTCATTAGGCAGGCTTCTTGTTCGGCACCATCCACACGATCAGCGGGGTGAGCGCCGCAACGAGCGTGGCGACCGTGTCCTGCGTGAGCCAACCGAGGTTGACACCGAGGAAGTAGTTGAGGAGGAACACCACTGCCATGATGAGCGCAGCGATGGCCTTATCAATAGAGGTGAACATATGTTGCTCTCCGATTAGGTTGGAAATCCGCTCTTTTTGGCCCATGACTTGGCCTCAAAGCACGGGCAGGCTTTCTGAACACCCTTGAAATCACGGTGCCCCAGAACTTTCGCTTTAGGATATCTTTTAACGAGATCGGCTACAAGGGTCTTCAAAGTGGCCCACTGTGCCGCCGTGTAGTTGCTCTCGGGGCGGAACGTTCGGTCGTTGATGCCGCCGACCATACAGATGCCGATACTGTCAAGATTGTGCCCCTCGACATGCGCGCCGACCGCGCGTACGTCCCGGCCCGTTTCCAGCTTGCCGTTGCGCTTGATGACGAAGTGGTAGCCGATGTCGGCCCAGCCCTTGGCGATGTGCCACTGGCGGATGTCCTTCGCGCCGATGTTGACTTGGGTCGGGCGGGTGGCGCTGCAATGCACTACGATCCAGTTAGTCCTGATGCGATTACCCATTGTAGGCTTCTCCTGTGCTGCGGACTGTGAAGATCACATCCGGCATTACAAACTCAGCGCCAATCCCGAGCAGACGCTGCAAAAAGTTGCAGTAAAACCTAGTTTTTACACGGTAACGTAGTGGACCGGGAAGTACATTGTCCGGTATCTGCACTTGGTCAAAGTAGTCCTCGACACCAGCGGGCAGATTACGGCGCAACTCTACTGTAATTTCGCCAAGAGTGTTGCCTTGAACGTCAATCCACTGTCGATACACTCGGCTGTCGCAAGCACTTGCACGTTCTATAGTAGCAGTCACGCCAATAGTCTCGCCCGGTAACACGTTAAGCGTGCTATAATTGCGAGTATAGCTCAAAACTGGGATGGGCTCCACCAGCAGAGCGAATGGCGACAGGACAATCAGGGCGATAAGAGCCCCGGATAGGTGTTGTACGAGCTTCACTTTGGTAGTCTTGCCACAACATCTACCAAGAAGGCTTTTGCCGCAAAGTAGGCACCGACGACGGCGGCTACCCAGCCCGCCCAAACGCGAAATGTTGACCATACCCACACCATGCGTTTCTCTTTTTCCATGATGGACCGTAGCTCGGCTATCTCCTCAGCGGAGAGTGGGCGTTGCGCGTCCGGTAATTGCTGCGTCATTCCTACGCAAGCCTCCACTGAGAACCACTCCAAAACTTCACAGGCTGTGTTGCCCACGAAGCGCCGTCCCACACCTTCATGGGCTTCTCAATCCACCCGTCGAGCGTGTACACCCATACATACCCAATTCTCATAGGCTGGCGCAAGCTGGCAGAACTGCCAGTGATGTTGTAAATACCGTTGCCGAACTGGTCCTTATGCCCAACTAGGGTGGTAGCACTTGAACCAGTGAGCGCGTACGTGCCCGGCAGCGCGATGACACGGTCCAAGTCCCAGATGAGCGACACAGGAGCCCCGGTCAGTGCATAGGTGCCAGCATTACAGGCGGTCGACCGGAACTGTCTAAGGGTCTGGTATGCTAGGTACTGGTACCCGCCGTTGTCAAAGCCGGGGTAGATAATTTCGACCGTAGCGGCAGAGCCCGTGATGGCGTACGTGCCAGCCGCTGCTACGACCTCGTACCCCTGCTCAAGCGACACCGCAGAGCCGGTGAGAGCATAGGAGCCGGGGCCAATGGCTATGCCCTTAAACTTGATGAGGTTTACAGTAGAGCCGGTGAGCGCGTAGGTGCCCGCCGCCGCTACGACCTCGTAGCCTTGCTCAAGCGACACCGCAGAACCGGTGAGGGCGTAGGTGCCAGCGTTGGCGGCGACCAGCTTCTTGTCAAGCAGCGACACTGCTGCGCCGGTAATAGCGTAGGTGCTGGGGTCAGCTACGATCTCGTAGCCCTGCTCAAGCGACACCGCAGAGCCGGTCAGCGCGTAGGTGCCAGCGTTGGCGGCGACAGCGTAGCCCTGTTCAAGCGACACTGCTGCGCCGGTCAGCGCATAGGAGCCAGCGTCAGCGGCGAGCACTTTGGCAGCACCGCTATTGGTAAGCGTAACGCTCGACCCGGTAATCGTGTAGATGCCGTTGCTAGCGACAACACCGCGTAGCTTGACCAGCGACACAGCAGCACCAGTAAGTGTGTAGGTGCCTGCATCAGCGGTTATTACGTGGCCTTCTTCCAGCGATACGTCAGCACCAGTAAGTGTGTAGGTGCCTGCGTCAGCAGCGACTTCGTAGCCCTGCTCAAGCGACACTGCCGCGCCGGTCAGCGCGTAGGTGCCGGTGTCGGCTACGACCTCATAGCCCTGCTCAAGCGATACGGCTGCGCCAGTGATGGCGTAGGTGCCAGCATCAGCCGCTACCTCGTAGCCCTGCTCAAGCGACACAGCCGCGCCAGTGATGGCGTAGGTGCCAGCGTTAAGGGCGAGTGTAAGGCTAGCCCCGGCAGGTCCGAGGGTGTTGTCGAAGATATTCTGGTCGAAGATACCAGTGTCGAAGGTTCCCGGCACAGCCGGTTTCGGCAATGTGTGGCTTTGGACAATAGGGATTACAGCCCCGCGCCCTATTGGGAGCCAGAGATTACCTAGGTATAGGCCCCTGCTGCGCGGGTTGTCGGCCACTTCTTACCCGTTAGCGATGGTGATTTCGAGTTCAGGGAAGCTGGTCGCGGTGCTGTCTGCGTTGATGAGCATGAACAAGGCGCTGTCAGCGAACACCTCCGACATGCTGGTCTTGGTCAGGTCATGCACATCACCGTCGTTGGCAATCCTCACGCGGCCCGACCACAGGGGGCGCAGGACGAGGATGTTGAACGTACCAGCCGTAGCCGTGGCACCCAGCACGTTGTCGATCTTCTGGACGCCGCTGTCGCCCGCCTGCAGTGGCAACTGCCAGCAGCGACCCACGATGTTGGCGGCGGTGGTGTACGCACCCGTCGAGCGCGAGCCAGTGCCTGACTGATTGGTGTAGGTCACGGTGACGACTTGGTTACCTGTACCCGCCGTGACCTGCTCCAGCCAAATCTGCGTGTCCTCGTAGGTACCGCCGGGTAGGCGCGAAACATAAGACGGCTGCGCGGTCAGGGCCGTGTTGGCGTTGAAGGCGTACGCACCGCCCTTCCACAGCAGGTCGAACAGCTTGATGCGGCAGGCAACGGCGTTACCGTAGTCAACGTGCGCAAGATACCCTTTTGCACCACCGCCGAAGGCGTTGATGATCGGACACCCGGCAGTGGCGTCAGTCGGTACCACACCAGCCGTGGTCGAGGTACCGGCCAGCACACCCGCACCGGGGTTGCCGCCGAGGTCGAACACCGAGAACCAGTTTGCCGCGACCGAGGTACGCGAGGCGGTCTTGACGATGGAGACGCTCTGCTTGGGTGCAGCGATAAGCTGATCGAATGTGTTGATGGCCATGTGCTAAACCTGCGAATAAGTTATGAAGAAGGTGTCGAGTTCTTCCGATGTCTTGCCCTGTGCCGTGCCGAGCATCTCCACCATCGGATCGTGCCGAAGCACCGTCGACGGCTGAATGGCGCGAGCCTTGGCTGCAAAGCGCACCTCTGCAGGGAGCGTGGCGATCAGCGCCAGCACGGGAGCCGGGAGCGTACCTGCCAGCCACGCTTCGCCCTCAGCCTCGGTGATCCACGCCTCGGAGACGAGCCCGATCAGAAGCTGAGCAAAGGTGATCGAAGCAGGTACCGCCGGTACGTACACGATCTGGCCGTCAGACCAGCGCCACTGTGCAGCGTCTCCACCGGGTGTATCCCCGGTAAAAGCCGGGTCAACGCAAGACCAGCCAGCGAAGATGCCGAGCGTGGCGAGGTAGTCGATCTGCTCCTGCGCCGTGCCATCATCGGGCTCATCCGACAGTTGATGAAGCCGGACAGCGAAGGAGGCATCAGTCCATATAGTTAGAATGGTCATGCTGTTACCGCCTTAGTGATTGCAAAAGTTAGCGTCATAACTTCTGCTGCTTGTGAGTTTGTAGCGTAAATCTGAACACGGAAGGAACCAGCGGCAACAGCCGTGACAGTGACAACGTACCTGTCAGCAGTCGCGCCAGAAGCGATGTTGACAGTGACAGCATCAGTTGCGGCAACTGTGCTGTTGGTAACTGTGAACGACGTTCTGTCGCCCGCTGATACGGATGCTGAGACTAGGACAATCTGCCCGTTGGTCTTGTTCAGCGTGACGCCGGTTATGCGGCTTGTTATCTGCGTGACCGTGCCGCCAGAGCCTGTAGCGTAGCCTAGGCCACCAGTTCCGGTGATGACTACGTTTCCAGTGGCACTCATGCTTTTCAGCAACGTGTTACCGGTCGACCGCACAACTTTGAGCGGGGTTTCCTTGAAAGCCGCCGCGTCAGTGTAGCTGTAGAGGACTATGTCGCAGCCAGCGTCAGAGCCGCTCTCAGCATTGTTTTCCACCCCGAACAGCCAGCGGTTAGCGCCTGCCGTCTGGAACTGGAACATTCTCTGGGTAGCGGTGGCGGCGTTCAGCTTGACGAAGGCGCTAGTGGAAGTGGCAATACCGAACGAAGACGCGGGGTCGATATACGGTATGTAGACAGAGCCGCCAGCACGATCAATACTGACTGGTGTATCAAGATACCCTCCAGCATCGCTGTAGCGATTGATCATGTAGTTGGACCCGACGTTCGACCCGCTTTCAGCAGCGGTGCTTACTCCAACTTCCCATCGGGTAGAGGCAGCGGTCTGGTAGCGGATAACCCTACCCTGACCTGCGCTACCGTTGATGTCGATAGAAGAGTAAGTGCCGTCATTGGTGCCGAAGTTTACACCAGACGAAACGTAGTCCGTCACATCAAGCTGCTTGACCGTAGTGCGCCCTGTGGTGCGGGCAATCGAAAGTGCCTGCTCTTTGAACGCGCCAGCATCGGTGTAACTGTCGATAGCAAAGTCTGAGCCTGCATCAGCACCACCTTCGGCGGTAGATGTTGCGCGCGTGCGCCAGCGATCTACGCCTGCGGTCTGGTAGAAGATGGAACGGCTGGTTGCGGCGCTGCCGTTGATAATGAGGAACTGACTGCTTCCGTTTGCTGTACCGACATCGGTACCGCTTGCAAGGTATGTAACGCCGACTGCGCCCGTTGCGCGGTCAATGAAGAACGGCGTGTCGATGTACGCGCCCGCATCACTGTGGCGGTTGATGACGAACGTCGAGCCCGCATTCGATCCGCTTTCTGCACTACTGTTCGCACCGATGGCCCAGCGATCAGACCCGGCAGTCTGGTGCCAAATGTAACGGGAGTTTGCGGCAGCACCGTTAACCGCGAGGTATGGTGCACCTGTGCCGTCACCGACGCGGGGGGTAATAAGTACCGGGCTGGTGCTAAGGGCCACAGGGCCACTGCCTGTCCAGCCCGAGTAGGACCCGACAAACTGCCAGTCCCAAGACGCAGTGCCAGTGCCGGTGATCAGGATACACGTAAGCCTGATGACGACACCGGGGCTCAAGACGGTGATCTGGTTCAGACCGGAGGACTGAACGGTGATGGTGGTGATACCGCTCGCCGCTGCGATCTCGAACTGGGTGCCGAGTGCCAACGTCGAGACAACCGGCATGACTACGGTCTGCGCCAGAGTGCCGGTGAACAGCGTGTACCGAGGCGAGGAAACAGTAAGTGTCGTGGTGCCGCCAGCAGTTGCAATGGACTGACGACCGCCACCTTCTAGGCTGGCCAGAGCGAGGTTGCCG